GGTTGGTTGTCAGATCAAGGCACAACTGCTTGCCCGCATGGATATAGTTGCGCTCCCACGTCAGTTGAACGTAGCCGCGACCATACCAAGGATAATATCGCAGGTTTTTCTTGCGCCATGCCTCGGCATTCTTGACCCAATACGCCTCTTTGACCGGGTGAACAGTATGTGCAGTTTCCCACCACGCCGTGGCCATGACGTAGGCCGCTTGGTTCCGCAACAGGCCCGCCAGATTGCATTCCTTTAGGATCAGTTGGCTATCGCCCAAGTGTAGGTCAGGTTTCATTTATCAAGCCCCCTCAAAAGTGTTTTGATGTCTTGGCCAATCTCGTCCAGACGCTTGTCGGTGCGGTCCCGGCTATCCTTGGCTGATTGCAGGTCTTCTTTGCGCTGTGTCCAAAGACGTTTAATTTCGGCGGTGTTGGAAAGGCCACGAGCCTCAAGCCTAACAAGCCACACGACCGCGCCTAGTGCAGCCGCTACAATCGCCCAATAGTCCGCAATCAGTTCCATCGGTGTATTGTCCTTAGAATTTGCCATCCCACACCCTGAGATTGGCGTTATCTGAACTCATCATTTCTTTGGCGACGACTTCCTGCATGGCGTGGCTGTCAGTGTGATCTACGCCCCACTTCTTCGCCCACTCGTAAAACATCTTCATAGGCACAAGGCCCACGAGCTTGTTATCACTTGCCCCGTCGAGTCCCGCGCTTTTTAGGGCCTTCGCGCGTTCCAGAACCGGATTGTAGTCGTGCGTCTGTTTTATCAGAATCTTGCCCGTGGTCTCGTCGAAAGTCATTGATTCGCTGAGTTTGCTCATCTGGTCCCTCAAATTTTAGATGTGGTGATCTGTTGCGCAGAATGGCCGCAGTTTCTTCGCTGAGTTCAAACGTTTCACCTTTGCGGTACAGCGTACCCTCAACAAACATTCCATTGACTGTTACTTTGTATTTCATGCTTTCCCCCTAAAGGTTGGCAGTGGGGCGACAGTTAAGCCGCCCCGCCGTTGTTTAGGAGATTGCGTTGTCGAACAGGGCACCGTTTGCGGCTTCGTTCTTGCAAGAGAGGGTCAATTCAGTGATGACCTGACGCTTCTCGTTGTCGCCGGACTTGGCAAGCTGTGTGTTCTTGGTTGCCCGAAGAACGCCAGCACACCACATATCTGATTGGTTGATGAAGATGTCGCGCGAACGGTTCTCGCGGGTCATCTGCCACTTAACCGTACCCCAAGGAGTGACGTAAATCGCCATTGCGTTGCGCACTTCGTCCTTGGTGGAGTCGATATTGGCCCGCTGGTTGTTGTTACCAGTGAAGCCTAGTGCAATGTTCATCTGGTACGATGAGAGCATAACCGTGTCAGGCTTGCCGCCCGCAGACCAGATTGATTCCATCACAGTGTCGAAACGTGCCTGTGAGAAGTCGATCAGCGCGGTGGTTTCGTCGGTACGTGCGTTCGTACCGTCACCAGTTGCGGATGCGCCTTCGTTGGCACCAAACAAGACGTTTGTGGTCAACCATGCAGGTACGCCAGCAAGTTCGCGGGCAGTGGTGGCGTTACCGGCAACGCGCGCGTTGTTGGCAAACATGGCCTTTTCAATGTCCAGCTTTTGCTCCTTGGCAATCTTGAGGACTTGGTAAGCCATGTCCTTTGCGCGACCAGCTTTGTTCAAGCCGTCATCGGTGCCGGGAATGACAACCGCGTTCTTGAAGATTTGCGTGTAGTTGCCAAGGCGAGTGGTTGCCGAGCGGGCTTCCGCAGCGGTGTCGTCGCCTTCAATGTGCGCGTTTGCAGCGGATGAACGCAATGCGTCTGTCTGCCATTCGTGCAAAGTGTTAGACGCTTTGACCTTTGCCATACCGCTGTAAAACGGTGTTTCTTCTGGCGAAATGTCATAGATAGTGTCGGAGAGGTCCTCGCGGATGCCTTTAGCATCGTAGGAGTCGAAGGTGTTAGTTGGCTGTGCCATGATATAATCCTATTTGGGGGCTTAACCGTTATCTGGCGCAAGCATTGCCGCCGCGAAATCATCAAGACTTCCGCTGGACCTTGCTTTTGCCAATTGCTTATCGCGGGCAACGCGTTGTGGCTGCTGTCTGCGTCCAGTTGGCTTGATTGACTGCGAGGGCTTCGGCGCTGTTTTTGCCGCTGCTTTACCCGACTGCAATTCACGCCATTTCATCGCGTCCATCAGGACTTTGACCGCACGGGAATCCGTAACCTCGCCCATTTCGTCTGGGCTGTAGCCGTAGTTTTCCGTACCCATTTTGAACAACTTATCTCGGAGCGGCGATGCCGTCTCAGGATTGGCAAACTCAGGGATTTCTGCCTGCAAGCGTTGGACTTGCTCTTGCAAATAAACCTGTCTCGCCTGCTGTTGCATCGCAGATTGCCGCTGCGTGACTTCGCTTATTTGGGTCTGCTGTGCAGTGTACCCTTCAAGCTCGGCCTCATAGCGCGCGTTTTCCTGCATGTATCCGATTGGGTCGGAATTGAGCAAGTCTGCGCTGGGCTTTTGCGGTCGTGACATCATACCGTTCTGTTGTAGGCTCTGGACGGTTTCAACGAATTTACGCTGTTCCGCTTGGAGTGAGGAATACATCTGCTCAGTCTGCTTGCGCATGTCGGCGGATTCTTGCATCCCTTTTTGAATGTACGCCTGCCCCGAATAGGAGCGTGTTAGGTCGTCAAGTGTCACCTGCTTGTCCACGCCGTCTACTTTGACAGTGTGGAGTTTAGCTGCGGGCTTCTCGTCGCCTTCGTCTTGTTCGGCTGCGTCATCCTCATCTTCCAACTCGTCGCCGTCGTCTGGCGTTTCGTCTTCGGAGGTTTCGTCTTCTGGTGCGTCGTAATCCTCAACTTCTTCCAATTCGGGCGCGTCTAGCGTTACCTCTTCGGTTTCTGTCTCAGCTTCGGGCGCGGGGGCAAGCAGTCCTTCGACCGCTGCATCAAGATCAGTCGTTGTCACGGTCCTGATTCCTCTTGTCTAGGATTTTACCGTCCACAATAAAGGATTGCAGTTGGCCTTGAACTTCTTTAATGGCAAAAGCCATGCGCCGGGCCTCAAGGACTTCCCCGTCGGTTGCCAGCTTGCTGGTAAATATATCACAGTGGCGCTTATATGCAACAGTGAAGGCTTCCTGCAACACATCGTCGTTCACAAGGTTTTCTGCGTGCTTGGCTCTTGCGGTCTTATCCATTGGTCATGTCTCCATATTGACGGGGTGCATTCTGCTGGGCGTTGACTGATGCAACATCTACGCTAGTCCCGTATTGGCCTAATATCTTAGCCGCATCGACAAGCAATTTCTGCGCCATTTCATCACGCTTGAAGTCATCGCCGCTTGCCATTTCAAGCATCTTGCGCTGGTGTTCCATTGCCGCCTTTTGCATATCCACCTGCGCACGGGTCTGGGCCTTCATTTGCTCGGCCTGCAAGAACGCCGCGTTCGGATCGCCGCCCTGCCCCTGTTGCGCCTGTGCCGCTTGTGCCGCCTGCTGCATGAGCTGCTGCTCAATCTGCGGGTTCATAGGCTGCATGTAGCGGTCAGCGTTGTGGATGCCCCCGTGCGCCATGATGTCAGCCTGTGCGTTGCGGATATTGGTCATTGTCACCATGCCGTTTTGCGGGCCGTACTGACCATAAACCTGCATTTGAAGCCCCGCGATCTGCTGCAAGCCCATCATCTTTTCGTCGTGCTGGTTTGTGCCAAGGCCAACGTTGGTCATCATATCAAGATCAGCGCCCCATGACCGGGGATCGACCGGAATAAACTGCCCGTCGAGCCGCATCATCTCTTCTTCGTTGGGGTTCTGGCGTGCAATCTGCGCAATGGTGCGGAATAGCTGTTTCATGCCCCCCTCTGCCAAGGTGCGCGCGATAAGCTCGGAGACTGCCGTAGCGGCCTGCACAGCGGCGTTCACACCCGTTGCGGTCTGGTTCTGCAAGCTGTCGGTGTCCATGCTACCGTTGGCCCCAGAAACGCCCGTCTTTGATCGTATGGCCTCATCATAGAGCGCAATCGCTGGAATGGCAGACGTTGCCGCCGATCCGACCAAAAGTTCACGCACCTGATTGATGTCGTTTGTCCGCACGATCCCGCCGATTTCGTTATTCAGCAGATCATCCATTTCAACAGCAGTATCATTCACCAGAAGGCGCGGGTTGTTCATCATGGCGACGTTATCAAGCAGACCGCGCATAAGGGACGTGGAAGCGTCTTGATCGTCAATGATGATGTCCACGATAGAGCGACCAAAGAACGTATGCGGCTCTGGATCAACCTCAAACACCGCGAACGGGTTATAATCGCACAACTCATATTCCAGCATGTCGTAATTCATGCCAGCGCAAAGGAACTTATAGAGGCGTGGGATGCCCGTGCCCTCAATATCCATGCGCATGTAGGCTTCGGTGATTTGGATCTTGCGCATAGACGGATCGTTTACATTCTCATCGTCGTCCCGATCCGAAAACCCGCTGCGGGCAATGTCCTCTTCGTCAGCGATAGTGCCACCGCCCGAACCCGCGTATCCATAGACCTCATCAAAGTCGAAGCCCATTTCCACCAGATCACCCACGCGCCCGTCGGTGCTATGACCGCAGATAAAGCAATCATCCAAGCTGACAGCGCCGCTATCCACAAAGAAGTCTTCCGGTGCAATGCTGGCAATCTTAATTTCGCCGCGCTTTTTGGTCAAAGAAACCTTGGCGTCGTACAATGCTGGTGAAATAGGCTGGCCCATTGGGTCAAACATGGCTTCCTGCGTGATGGACGACTCGACAATCTCCGCGTTTTCGTCGCTGTCAAGGTCCGCCATTTGGTCCTCGGTCAGGCCGGAATACTCGTCAAATTCCACCTCTGACGTTTCGTCGTAATACGCCTTTGCAA